AAGAAGCAAAACCAAGAGAAGTGATCAAGTTTGAAGATCACACACACAAGAAACCAGCAAAACCCATTGGTAAAAAAACAAATATATCAAAATTGAGAGACTTAGATGGCTAAAGACAAAGAATTTAAAAACCTAATCAAACAATATGGCGAAGGCGTCATACAAAATGCCTCATATATCTTAGAAGAAACTAAACAGATTGTATCCGTGAGTCCTGTAATTGATATTGGACTACATGGCGGAATCGAGGAAGGGACTTGGACGATGCTATCTGGGGCACCCAAATGTGGAAAAACCACTACAGCCCTACAGATCGCTAAAAACGGACAGGACTTAGGGAAAAGAACCTTCTATCTCAACGTAGAGGGAAGATTCAAGAAGAAGAACCTTGGAGGAATTGAGGGACTAAATCCAGACAACGTGGAAGTCATTAGCTCAAATCAAGAGAGCATCCTCTCAGCAGAGGACTTCTTAAATATCGCCACATATATTATCAAGACATATCCAGGGTGTATTCTCATTGTAGACTCTGTGTCGCAACTCTGTTCTGCCAAAGAACTTACGGAAGATATTACTGGACAAACACGATCTCTTGGTCCTAAGATCATGTCTTCATTTTGTAAGCACATGGGCGGAGTTGTGCCTATCCAGAACACCATCATTATCATGATCAACCACTTGATCACCAACACTTCTGGATACGGTCCTAAGTATATGGAAGATGGTGGTCGTAAGTCTCAATATCAAGTAGATAATAAGCTGAGACAAAAGTTAGTATCAAAATGGGAGAATGCAGAAAAAAAGCAGATTGGTCAGATTGTTACGTGGGATGTTGTTGAAGCATCTCTAGGGGCACCAGGAGCAACTGTCGAAAGCTGTATCAGGTATGGTATGGGTCTTGACGAGAGACTTGAATTGATCAACCTGGGCATTGAACTGGCTATTATCGAGCAGGCTAAAGCGTGGTTCCAACTGCCATATTCAGAAACAAAGATCAATGGTAAACCTAATGTATATAAGTATTTCCAAGATAACCCCAAAGACTTAAAGAAACTACAACAAGAGATTAAGGGTATGTTATGAAGGTAACAGGTTTTGATGGCAAAGAATACAATTGGCAATTAGCAAAGTTCAAACGTAAGAAGAAAAAGGCGTCGAAACCGCATAAAAGAGCAAGTGAGTTGATCAGATCAATGTTTCCATTAATGGTAGTATTAGAAGAGGCTACTATCCCAGGATCAGAGACGAAACGGCGTCGATCAAAACTATACTGCGACTTTTTTCTGCCAGAGCTTAGGCTTATGGTAGAGGTTCATGGTAGACAGCACTATGAGCATACTCACTTTTTCCACACTGATAAACAGAGTTTTGGTAGGGCGAAAGCCAGAGACCGAGAGAAGATTGAATGGTGTGAATTAAATGATATAGATTTAGTTGAGCTACCGTCTACTGAAACCGACGAAGAATGGAGAGAGAGACTAGAAAATGTCTAACATAAGAGAACAGTTTGACGAGTACAAAAAGGTACTGGCAAAATTAGACGAAATGACTAACATGTCTAACATTCCACTTAATAGTGAAGTAAACGATATTATTAGTATGAAATATACAGTGCTTTCTAAGTTGGTCGCAGAACAATGTGGAGAGTACGCCTTTTTATTGAGCCAGTACGCAACATACTTACAGAGCCAACAAAATGACGCAAAGGCTAAGGCAAAATGGGCTAAAGACAAAATCATGGAGCAGGTGTGTCCATTGCTCAATAACTACGGTGATACCTATGTTAAGTTCGAAATTAAGAGGCAACTCGCCGTAAACGAAAGTGAAAGTCTGCTCCTATTAGACGCCATAGAGAAAAAGGCTGAGACAGTAGTAATTAAGTTAGATTTCATTGGTAGTAGAATAAACTCTATGGCTCAAACTTTGATTGAATTACAACAAACAAAGAGGAGAAGATAATGGCAGATTATTATGCGTTAAAAGCACAAGATGGCGGTTTTCTAATGATGAACCGTAATAAGATTAAGCTTGTTGCTATATTCAGAGACGAGAAAGATGCCAAAGAGTGTTTAAATAGAATGTACATAGACGATGACTGGCAATGGCAATGGATTGGTGAGACTCCAATGCCAGTATATCATGTAGAGAAGGTATCCGTCAACACATTAGAGGAGTCACAAGATGAATAACAAAGAAAAACTTGCCGCAATTATAAAAAAAGCGCAAGAAGAAGGTGATTTTGACACAATTATTAAAGTCAAAAAAGCACTATATAATGCACAAGTAAAAGCTGCCGAAGCACGAGATGCACCAAAGGTGGCACCAGGAACAGAGTCATATATTACGACAAGTAAGAGTAGTGACGCCCCTGCTCCCAGAAAAATCCGTACAGATATTCCTAGACCAAATTACTTCATAGACCGTGGAGAAGATAAGAATCCCAATGAAAAGGATTTATACGTAAAACAACCAGTGCATAGAGCCAGATCAACATTTGAGATGGTAGATGCTGTGTGTGTACAGTGCAATCATTCTGCACCAGTCCACCCTTCGGAATACGCACAAAGAAAAGAGATGGAAAACAATCAGTATATTTGTGACAAGTGTATAGGAAAGAGATTTAGAAGATAATGCAGCAAGAAACATTACATGATCCATCAGCAGAGCGTGCAGTGCTAGCTGGAGTGTTTCAATTTGGTAATGATGCTTACTTAGATATTATGGATATTGTCAATGAGAGTTGTTTCTCAGGTGATAATTCTATTGTGTGGTCATGTTTGTCCAAGGTCTTGGAAGACAGCGATAAGGTGGATGATGCGTCGTTTATTAGTGCAGCTTATGCAATGGGCATTCCTGATCACTTCACAAACGATTCAGAAAAGCTATACATCCTATCTCTAAAAGAGCTACCAATCAAGTGCGAGAATGTTCGTAAGCATGCTATTCGTATCAAGAAATTACAATTCACTCGCAATCTTAAAAAGAGACTTAGTGTAGCCCAAGAGGAAATCTTAGAAGTAACTGGTTCAGAGAGTATTGATGAAATTATCAATATTGCTGAGCGTGCCATTTTGGATTTATCTGTTGGGATCGAAATTGAGGATACTGGACCCAAGCTACTTGGTGAAGATATCAATGATTTTATTGAGGCACTACAGGAAAGAGATGGTGGGATTGTTGGTATTAGTACCGGCTTTCCACGATTGGATAAGGCTCTTGGTGGCGGTATTCGACGTAAGACAGTCAACCTGTTTGCTGCACGACTTAAAGTAGGTAAGTCAATGCTCGCAGACCACTTGGCATTACATGCGTGTAAAAATCTTGGTATTCCCATTCTTATGTTAGACACAGAAATGAGTGAAGAAGACCATAAGATTAGAATTCTATCTAGTTTGAGCCAATTAGAATCAAATGACCTAGAAGTTGGAAACTTTAATCCGGCAGCACTAGTAAAAGCGTCCACTATTCTACAAACAATACCATATCACTATGTGTCTGTAGCAGGACGACCATTTGAGGAAATTCTATCAGTTTGTCGTAGATGGCTATTGAAAGAGGTTGGGTTTGATGAAGAGGGTCGTGCCAACGACTGTTTGATCGTATACGACTATTTCAAACTAATGTCTGCTGAGCACATGGAAAATATGGCGGAATTTCAGGCACTTGGTTTCCAGATTTCAAAGATGCATGATTTTTGCGTAAAATATGACTGTCCAGTTGTGTCATTCGTACAAACGAATCGAGATGGAATTAATGGAGAAGATACTTCTATCATTGCTAACTCTGATAGGCTGGCTCAGATTGCCACAAGTGTTTGTCTATTAAAGACTAAGACAGCAGAGGAAATGGCAGAAGAAACAGGGCTAGGGAATCGTAAAATGATCACTTTGGCTACACGTCATGGTGGTGGTTTGGAAGAGGGTGATTATATTCACATGAATCTGGATGGTGCCAGAGCAACATTGACAGAGATTATGACTCGCAACGAAGCCAGGGCACAACCAGCGCAAGAAGAAGGTTTTGAAGACGAAGATGAAACTTAAAGAAGCACAAGCATTATTCACAGATCATATTGACGAGTTATTAGTAGAGCTTGGTGTGAACCTTGTTACTAATGGAAAATCAGCACAAGGATGCTGTCCTATTCATGGTGGTGATAATACCGAAGGGTTCTCTATCTCAATTCGAGATGGGCTACTGACGTGGCAGTGCTTCACAAACGCCTGTCACGAGAACCACAATGCCCCTGGGGTCATCCAGTTGATTCAAGCCCTACTACAGCGTGACAACCCCTCTGTGGAGTTCTCAGACGCTATCAGATGGGGTCTGAGCAAACTGGGCATTGAGGGTGTTAAAAGCGAGTCAATGCTTAAGATCGACTTTGAGGCAAGGAACTTTGTGAAGTGGAATACGGTAATTCCTTTCCAATTACCAAAAAATTTGACAACTAGGCAAAAAACACTTGAAAAATTGTCCATTCCTGGCTATTATTATATAGACCGTGGCTTCTCAGAAGAAATCCTCACTCAGTATGATATTGGAATTCCAAAAAAAAACGAAGGTCATTTCAAAGACCGAGTACTTGTTCCAATATACGATATGAGTGGGGAATTTTTAGTAGGTGTCGCTGGTCGAACATTATTAGAGAATGTGAAGCCAAAATGGAAGTATAATCCAGATTTTGCAGCAAGTAACTATTTCTTTAACATATGGAAAGCCAAGCCCTACATAGATGAAACTAAGACAGCTATTCTGGTTGAAGGTCAGATGGACTGTGTCAGACTTGCCGAAGCTGGTATATTTAATACTCTTGGTGTTTTTGGTACTGATATTTCTGTCAATCAATTACGCATACTAAATAAGATGGGCGTAATGACAGTTAAATTAGCATTTGACAATGATGATGCTGGAAAAAAAGCTACTGAAAAGGCATTTAATAAATTGATACGTTATTTTAGATTGGAAGAGGTTATTTTGCCAGATGGGGTAAATGATCCTGGTGAGGCTACACTGGAGCAACTACAGGGGTGTTTTATATGACGATTGATAAAGATGAAATATTAGATGTTATTTTTCAAA